TTACTCAAGATGTCGTCTCTGAGATTATGGAAAAGATGAACGATATCTTTAGAACAAGAGGGGGAATGGGATAAAATGGCTAGTCCTCTGACTATAACCATCGGAGGAACCGAATGGGATGTCTTTACTCAAGAGAGTGTGGAATTTACCAATACGATGGGACTAACAATCCCCACCCTCTCAGCAACCATCTATGATAAGGGTAGCGCACTTGCCGTCCCCGGAATGGCGCAGGATGTAATTGTCACCGATACCGTCACTGGGGACAGGTTATGGGGAGGTCTTCTCTCGCTCTGTACTGGTCGTACGGAAGGTATTTCTCGCTATTGGGATATACAAGCTCAGGGCTATGGAATACTCCTGAATAAGACGATGTGTTATGCCTCATTCGGTCCGGGGTTTACTTACACCACCGGAGGCACGACTTATAAGGGCGATTTGGCAATCTTGAAACATCTCTTTGAAAAAGATATATATGGACAAAATGGTGCTGGTTCTAGTTCGGAAATTGTAGTTGACCCGACTTATTGCCAGCAAGGGATAAATGCCCTCAGCTCACTTTCGTTTATGTTTTCCTATCTTCAAGAGGCGGTATCCCTCTTAGCTAATTATGTGGGATTCAACTTCTTCGTAGACCCTTATAAAAATCTATGGTACTACTCTCTACCAACAAGTACAGCTCCATATTCCCTGTCTAGCCCTGATGAGGGAAGCTCATGGCAGGGATTATCAGTTGTCAACTATCGTAATTTGAAATGGAAGCGTGACTTTACCAGGGCAGCCAATAACTTTTTAGTGGTTGGAACGGCAGCTCCTAGCTTTACGCAGACTATGATAATAGCTGGAGATGGGGTATCAAAAACCATCTCAGTTAAAGTAATAAGTGAAAATTATCCTATTGGTGCTCCTGCGGGTCAGACAACAATTCTAGTTTCAGTCAATACGAATACAGATGTTGACCCAACATGGACCCCTCAGACAGTTGGGCTTGTGGGTATCGATAACCTATCTTCCTTTGATTGTCTTTTCGACTCGGTTAATCAGACATTGATATTTAATACAGCACCACCTAATTTCACTAATGCAATCAAAATATGGTATGTATTCACTTACGTTGCGGGACAACCTTATCCTGATTTGGCAAGTATCTCTACTTATAGCCGGACATTTTCACAGAGACAAATTGCCTCAGATGCCAACTCGACAGTAGCCATGCAGACTTTGATTTCCCATCTTGACAGGCAGTTCTCCACACCATTAGAGATTCTAACTATGAGTGTTGCTGATACCGATTTCCCAGGTGGCACGACTACCCGTTTTTCCGTAGGTCAAGCTGTTCCCTTTCACAATGGAGTTCTCAGTATTACGAATATTATCGGTTCAGTACCCCAGTATTTTATTCACCAAATTAAAACAACCGTTCTCGGTGGAACGAATCGAAACTACGATCTGGAATTGAGAAGTTTTGTACTTGAGTAAGATATGAAAATTTATGATGATATTAAAGTCTCTGGTCATTTTGAAATACACTCTCTAGATGGGAAACTCTTAGCTGAAGCTGATAATAAAGAGGTAGTGGTTGGGCTTAATCTTCTAGCTAACCTCTTAATTGGTACTGCGGGCTATACTGGCTTAAACTATATGGCGATAGGTACTGGAACCACGGCGGTTGCGGCTGCTCAAACTCAACTGGCTACTGAGACGAAGCGCAATCGACTGACAATCTGGAATGTATCTAATGGCTCAACTACATCGGTACTTGTCATACAGACATTCTATTTAGGGACTGATTGCTCAGTTTTTATTAAAGAAGCAGGACTCTTTGGGAACGGGGCAACAGATACGGCTAACTCAGGAACAATGTTTAACCGTTCGTTAATTAGCTTCGATAACTCTAGTCTGAAACAAGACTTGATTTTAACTGCAAATCTAACATTCTCATCAACTACATAGAGGATATATGGCTAATCCAAGTCAAATATCAAGCACAGTAGGACATGACTTTATGCAGGTGCTTGTAAATATGCAGGCGGGAGTTCAACAGTCTCCCCCAACCTCTAGTCCTTATTACCTGGGTATTTTAGATGGGCCTTCAGTTACGGATACTTTTACATCTACTCAATGGGGGCCGCCTTATTATTGTACCAACTCAGTTACACTGGCGGCTAATCAAATAATATGCGGATTCTTTACCTGCGGATAAGGAGATAAAATATGGCATTCGTGTGGGGATTCTGGAAGATTGGTGTACCTGGTACTGGCAGTGATTCAGCAAGCCCGGCTAACACCCTGAATATGTGTCTTCTGGGGCATGGTAACTATACGGATTTCCCGGCACCAGCGACTTATGTCTCGGTATCTTCACCAGGTAACGTAGGTATGATGGCACTTGCCGATGATAGACAGATTATCTACTATTCCAACGGGACGACATGGATTCCCTGTGCGGTAGCTTGTGATGGGACACCCGCCAGCGGGGATACCCTTTACTTTAACGGAACTAAATTCACTAGACTAGCCAAAGATTCGGATGGGAAAGGACTTGTATTGGTTTCAGGGCTACCTTCGTGGCAAAGTGTAGCCTTACATTTGGCCTCAAGTACATATTCAGGTGATGGTACTAATTCCCGACAAATTACAGTAGGATTCATCCCTAAGCTGGTTATCATAACAGGTGGTAATGCTGCCTATACCTTTATTCTACTTAGTGCTACGGTTGGCCAGAACGAAAAGCATACCAGTAATTCTCCATATCATGTTGCCTGTACTGGAACATATCTTCATGCCAGTGATGGCTTTGTTGTTAGCCAGACTGGTGATGCTGCTAACCAAAGTAGTCAAACATATTCATATTTTGCCATAGGATAAAAAGATGCAAATAGACCCTAAAGATATAAGAATTGGCGATGACATTACTTGGAAGGGTAGTGGGTTTTTCCCATACCGAGTTCTAAGTACTCTATTGTGGCTGGTCGATAGGCAATCTCACTGGGACAAATGGTCATGGCACACCGGATATATTATAGAGATAACTCCAGCCGGGGAGGTTGTTACTTCACAGGCTTTGGCTGGTGGTGTCCAGACCGTAACCTATGAATCTGTAGATGCAATGGGTGAGTGCCGATTCTATCGGTGGTTGCCTCAGCCAGTTGACCAAACAAGATTGCTTGACTATTCTAATAAGAATAATAGTGAACCGTACGATGTCTTAGACTATCTTTGGGTGTTTCTTGGCGCTATTTCTATGATTTATTTTCATCATCCCTTCAGAATGGTCAATGGTTGGAAGATGTGCTGGGAGAATGTTTCCGAGAAGGACAGATATTTAGGTAAGGAACTTCAACCAGAGGATGAACCCTGTTTAATTTCGAGAATGGTAACAAGGTTAGAACAATGACAAATTGGTTACCCGAACAAATTAGGACTGTATCGAATTTATGTGCTATCACACAGATATTACTTAATGTGGGACATGATGATTTATTGCCTACTGTCTTAGAACTTATGCTTATTGAAGTTCAACAAATAGTTGATGAGAATTGTGTTAAGGAGGATTCCAATGGCTCAGCAGATTCTCGATGATGCCCAGTTCGAAGCTAATCTCGCCACACAAAAAGCAAATGGGACATTAGATGTCTTTACTGCCCGCGAAGTTTACAATGTAATGAAAGTTATCAACGCTCTGCCCTGTACGAATCAAAAAGAGTGCGTAGTAGCAAATCCCACGAATTACACAGTTAAACATCTCTACGCCAGTGGCGCTGGTGGAGTAGGTATTGCCGGAATCATCTTTGCCGTTATCCAACTTGTTCTTTTACATTGGAAGTAACTATGAATAAGCCCGATTTAAAGGAAAAGACTGAACTGGAATTGGAACGGGTAATAAATCTAGCCCATCACGAAGGACTCTACTATTGGGATATTTTGACCTTACTACCCAAACTTACGGAAAAGGTTATGGTACTGGCAAACACGGAGTATTACTTAGGGTTAGAACAAAGCTAGAACGCACTGTAGGGCAAAATTAGGCGGGTAAAAGGGGAAGGTATAGATTTGTATAGGGGCAATCAAATCCCCGTCTTTTTTTATGTCCTAAATTTCAAGTTTCATAACTGATTGCGAACATCTCTTAGCAGCGATTTCACAATATTTCTCGGCTATTCGGCAAACTGTATGTAATCAGTATAACATGAAAAAGT